TGGGCTTATGCCTCCAGGTCAATCCCTCCTTATTCCACTTCTTCAACTCGTCCGGCTACACAAACTGAGTTTGAAAATAATTTTTCACCAAAGCCATTAACTCCTGAAGTCCTCAATAATTGGCCTGCTGATGTGCCCTTCGCAGTCCCGATTAACCTGCCAAAAATCAACCCCGACCCAGCCACGGGGCAACCTTCAACCCTGCGCGTCCCTTATGGTGCCTCGCAACCTGTCCCAATCGGTGAATTGATTCCCGGCCCTGATGGTGTTTACCGCCCGCGCACGGCTGAAGACCCCGTGACCTATAAAACACCTGTGGTCGATATTGTCCCGGCCAATAAACTCTCATCACCGTGGCAAGTCGATCTGCAACCAAAAAACATCTATTCGCCTGAACCAATCCCCGATACCGCATTTCGACCAAACCCAAGCCCTTACGCTGTGCCGCTGCCAGCGCCAAACCCAGACCCTACGCCTACGCCAGTCCCTGACCCCGTAACGGTCACATCACCAGACGGCACGACCACGACCACGACCACAAACCCGGATGGCTCCAAAACAGTCGTTATCACCCGTCCCGGCACGTCAACAACGATCGTCAATATCCCTCCGCCAGTGATTCCCCCAACAACGACCGATAACCCTTGCACCAAAGACCCAACCTGCCAAGAGTGCAAAGACTACTGCCTTGAATTCCCTGACCGGCTGGCCTGCGTCAATATCGGCAAACCTCCAGACGCTGAAAAGCTAACCAACAAAAAAGTTGATTTGATCTTTACCGCCAAGGTATTCGCCAGTTCAGCTACCTGCCCTGCCCCATTGACATTTACCGCTTACGGCTCCCATGAATTCAGCTATGGCCCAATCTGTGATTTCCTGACAAGCATGCGGGCCTTGATGCTGGCAATTGCCGCATTCCTCGCTGCCTACATCTTGGCCGATAGCTTCAGAATCCAGTAACGGTATAAATTGTTTCACGTGAAACAGTGATTAACGGTATAAATTGTTTCACGTGAAACAGTCATCAACGGTATAAATTGTTTCACGTGAAACATTCTTAAGGGTCAAACATGGTATTTTCTGATTTCCTCATGGGCATGGCTGGCCCAATTGCCGCAAGAGTATTGATAACCCTCGGCATAGGCACAGTCACATTTACCGGCGTTACCCAATCCCTCGATGGTGTCATTGCGCTGGCGACCTCCTCATGGTCAGGCGTATCCCCCGTCGTTCTCCAACTGGCCGGCCTGGCCGGTATCCCCGAATGTCTCGGCATCATCACCGGTGCCATGTCCAGCCGCGTGGCAATCTGGGCCTCTGTCTCTGCAACCCGCTTCGTCCTCACTCCCGCCAGTTGATGCGCCGGGCTGTTGGCTGTTGGGGGTATGGGGGCTCCCCCCATGTTCACCTTCTCACGGGCAACAGACCCCACGCCATGCCCCAACGGTCACTAGCCCGCCTGCACCCGCCCTGCTGCCATGCGCATCAAACCATTGCAGCTTCAAGCCCCCCGCCACCCGCAACAGATCGGGCGCGGGCCTTATCCCCCAACAACGGATTGGGGTTCCTCGCCGTCCTGAAAAACAATGTCTTCAAGGTCTTGGTTTATTACATGCCTTACCTTTTCCACAATGGCCCAAACCCAACGTGTTCCGAATGCCCGTTTTTAGTTGGGTTCTTCATCCCCCCCAATCAACCTCCCAAAGTGGCCGAAACACTTTATTGATAAACGGTATTTTTGCCCCGTCAAACTATGATCTACCTCATTACAGGCATCCCCGGCTCCGGCAAAACCCTTTATGCCGTCTCTACCCTCATCAAATCCCTGATGGCCGACAAAATCCAAGGCCTTGATGGCAAAGTCATCACCCGGCGCTTGGTCGTCGATGGCATCCCCAATCTGGCAATCCCCCATGAGCTCATGTCAAAAACCAACGTTGACGAAAAAACCATCACCGTCGAAGATGGTGGCCAAGGTGTCGGCAACTGGTGGGAATGGTGCAAACCCGGCGATGTCATCGTCATTGACGAAGTGCAAAGAATCTGGCGGCCGCGAGCGATGGGCTCCAAACCTCCGCGCATGGTCACTGAACTCGAAACCCACAGACACAAAGGCGTTGACCTCGTCATCATCACTCAATCTCCCATGCTTATTGACCAAAACGTCCGGCGGCTCGTCGGTCGTCACCAGCACGTCCGGCGCTTGTTCGGCATGGCCCGTGCCCTCATCTATGATTGGGACGGCTGCCAAGCCGATGTTCATCGCGTCGCCAGTGCCAATAAAACCATGTGGGCCTATCCCAAATCAGCCTACAAACTTTATTCAAGCTCCGAACTCCATACCAAACAAAAACAGAAGTTCCCTGCATGGGCACTGCTCCCCGTCCTCGCCTTGATCGGTGGTGCCTTCGTCGCGCCATCGGCATACAGCACCTTGACCGGCGCGGCCACTGGCAAAGGCATCGGCTCGGCCAAACCTGCGGCATCGGCTCCGGCAATCGCTGCATCCAAGCCCCCTGCCCCACTGGTTGCCGCATCGGCTCCGTCTATGGCTATGACAAAAAGTGCTCCAGAACAAACCCCGGATGATGCCCCGCCAGGTGCCACCGTCACCAAAGTCGCATCCATTGGTTGCATCTATCGCCCGGGTCGATGTGAGTGTTTGGAAGGGTCAGCCTTTATCAAAGTCCCTGATGCCGTCTGCACGGATAAAGGCATGAACAAGCCCCCCATTTCCCTGTCAGCATTGCCCGATAACCCGCAGATCGTGGACGGTGAACACCCGCCAATTGAGCGCGCAGAGTCTGATGCTTTGCGCAGTGCATTCATGCACGAAAAAGATCAATACCGGCACATCGACGCGCTGGCGCGTGGGCGACAATCAGCCTTTTAATGGGGGGATTTATGGGATTGCAAGATCGCGATTACTACCGTGACAAGGCCGATCATCTGGAGGGTCGACCTGTCAAACCGAAGCCGAAACCGAAAAACGAAAAGCCACTTCCGGTATTCAACTTTCCAAGCCATTCGGAAAACCAAAAGCGCGTTGTCCAACTGCAGCGGCGTGAACCGGTGCATTCATCGTCTCCGGTCAAGACTGCCGTCATCACCATCATTGCCTTGGCCCTGCTGGCCGTGGCACTGCGCTATTTCCTGAAATAGGTTTCAACTATCGGGCACGATGTCCCGATAGCTTTCAGATAAACAAGCTATACATCGTATAAAGTCAGCAATGGGTTTCAGCAGTGCATCAGTCACTGTATGGGCGCTTGCGCCAAACGAACCAAGGGCCGCGCCAGTCGCTGCTAATGCTTTTTTTAGCACCTGCTTTAGAAGCTCTCCCTTCTCGGTGCCCTCATGCTGCGCTATCAGGGCGCGGGCTCCCCATTCTTCTGCATTCATCCCGGCAATGTGGGCCATTAGCGCCTGATCGGCTGCTGGGCATGGTCTTTCACCGTGCCGCCAGTTGCTAACTGTTTGGCGATTGACTTCCAAGCGTTTTGCAAGTTGTGAGTCATTTCCTGCGGCTTTGCTGGCCCGGTCGATCAGTTCATCTAAATATTCTGGCTTTGTTGACATTTATCAGGCTTTCTTTGTCTACGATTCGTTTACATTAGCGGTGTCTACGTTTCGTAGACTGTTTTTCCAACGATGGAAAAGCATATTAACCAAAGGATGCCGCTATGTCTTTTATGTCTTGCCCTGATGACGACTCGTTCCCGGATTTTGAGCCCCCGGCCATTTCAACGGCTGCACCTGCTGTAGCGGCTCCGGCTGCCGGGCCGGGGCTCTCACTGGCTGAACTGCAAGCCTTGCGTAATGCGGCTTATGCCCGGCTTTACGATTTTGTTGACGCTGGCGATTCTGTGGGCTTTGCGCGGGCGCTGGATGATTTCGCCGGGACGGTTGATGCGGTGCAGGCGCATCTCAATGCCTTTTTTGTGCCCTTTGGCGTGGCACCGGCTCCCATGCTGGGCAAAACCCTGCAAACGGTATAAATAGTTTGCCGTCATGCCCGCCACCCTTGACCTGTTTGAACCAGCCCGCGCTGAGTTACCCATGCTGGTTCAAACCCACATCGCCCAATCGGAAAAGTACGCCAAACAAGCGCAAAACCTGTCCCTGCGCGGCTTCACCTCTGCGGCCTCCGAGTTTGAGCATCTCTCCCTTGTCTCCCTGCAAACGGCCATGCAATGCGCAGATGCCTTGACCTTTTACCAACTCGCAGAGATTGCGAACTGAGTCATGTTTTCTTTGACCCCCGCCGACCTTGATGCCTTTGCTATGGCTTTTGCATTGCTCGCATTTTTTATGCACATCGCGGCTTACACCGTCTGGTACCTGCTCCTTGAACCAATTCTGTTTTACCTCCGGCGCTATTTGCGGCGCAAGTTTTCCGCTTCTCAACCCTCCGCCTGACTGGCATCACCTCGAAAGCAAACCATGATCAAAATCGTCATCACCTCGCCTGAAATCCGCGAAATGAAGGGCATCGGCAAAACCTCCGGTAAGCCCTATCACATGCGCATTCAGACGGCACACGCCTACACCGTCAACAAAACGGATGGCTCGGTGCTCGAATTCCCGGATAAGTTTGAAATCCCTCTGGAGGCAGATCAAACACCGTATCCGCGCGGTGCTTACACCTTGGCCCCGTCTGCGCTGTACGTCTCCCGTGATGGCCGTCTGGAATGCAGCCCCCGCCTGATTGCTGGCAAAGGCAAGGACTCCGGCGTAACGGCTGCGGCCTGATCGGTACGCCATGCTCTCCCCTGACAACCTTGAGCAAATATCACATGTGGCGCGGCTGGCGGTTCTCGCCATGTGTGCCCGTGGCGTGGGTGCCGTGGAATTCGAGAATTCTGACGAGGTCAAGCGCATGGTCATCACCGTCTCGGCCCCGGCTGCACTCCTTGAAATGCCTGCCGTGGATATTGAATATTACGGCACCTCGCCATTTCCAATAGGCGGGATGGCCCTGTGAAAACCTTGCCGCTGTACCGGTTCCTGTTGATCTCGCATCGTGGGCCGGTGCTGCGGCTCTTCGCATCTGCATCGGCCTTTGATGGCTACTGCGCAGAGTTCCGCAAGCGTTGCGGCTTTTCTTCCATTGCTTATCAATCCCCGTTTGTAGCGGTCGGTTGCCCCTGATATGTGCCCTGCCCTGTCTCCTGCTGCCGTCGCTGCCCGCATTGCCAGTTTCCCGCCCTTGTCTGCGGCGGTGCTGGCCATTCATCACCGTGTTGAAAATGACCGCATTGCCAAATCTCATGATCTGGCCTGCGTTCTGGCGGCTGTGGCTTCGCCAAAAGCGGCAAGCCTCGCTTGCGAGGCTGACGCGTTGGCGGGGCTTGTCCCATCTAAAACAAGTCTTGACGCGGTTATCAACTTCTCTCCTTCCGCTGTGGCAGAACGTCGTGTGAACCGGTTAAAGCGTAGCGTCTGGGCTTCTGGCCACCTCCACGGCATCGCCGATAACGGCTTCAGGCCTGCCGTTCCTTGGTTCGTGACCCTGACCTATGCCGAAGCTAATGCGTGGTCGCCCAAGCACCTTTCCAAGGCCGTGCAGGGCTATCGCAACTGGTGTATCTCCAAGGGCTACCCGTGCCGCTATACATGGGTGGCTGAAATCCAGCCCCGTCGCCTTGAACGTACCGGTGATGCCGTTGTCCACTATCACTTGCTGGCATGGCTCCCGGTCGGCGTGTCAATGCCCCATTGGGATAAACCCACACGCAAGCGCAATGGCCAGCGGGCTCCGTTCTGGCCACACGGCATGACCAACACCGAAAAAGCGAAATCCGGTGTCGGCTACCTCATGAAATACCTGTCCAAACTGGGCGAACTGACCCGATTTCCGAAGGGCCTGCGCCTGTACGGCATCGGCGGCCTGAATGCGGACGGCAAAAACGTGCGGCGCTGGTACAACCTGCCCGCCTGGGTGAAGGTGGAATTCGGCGTAGGCGATGTGATTCGCAAAGCGGGCCGTCTGGTGGTCAAGGCTACCGGCGAACTGCTCGAATGCCCCTACATCTGCCGCCTGATACCGGGCGGCATGACCCTTGAACAAATCCGCCCCATACCCGAGAGATGGTACGCAGGGGCTTATTCGGTGGTGGCCTTCTGATGGCTGCGGCTTGGCTGTGCCTGTGGCTCTCGTGTGCCGCATCGGTCGTGCTGGTGGTGCGTGTGCATCGCTTGGTGCGTCGGCATGGGGTGTTTTCTTCTTATGCGCAATGGCAGCGAACAGGGGCCGGTCTGGCTCCTGCTCGGTGCGATTTCGTGCCCTTTTATCAACCTGTTCTATTGGAGAAACCATGAACAAACTGTCAAATCGTGTTTTGGGTGGTGTTGCCTTGGCTGCTGCCGTGTCGGCTCTGTCGTTGCCCGCATCTGCGGCTATTGACATTGGCTCCGCGATTGCTGGTGTCAATGACGCACAGGATGCCGTCTTGGGCGTGCTGGCCGTCATGATCACGATGGCTGCCGCCATTTTTGGCACCCGCAAAGTGCTCAAACTCATGGGCCGTTAAACCCTCGGGTTTACTGATGCGTCTGGCTTTGGGCGCATTGGTAAACCAAGGATTGCAAAAATGGCAAGTTGTTTACTGATTGAAGCCACTGTAGGCGTTGGCGGGGGCATGGCCTTTTTAGCGTCAACCCCGCCACCTGCCAACCTGCCGCTGCCGTGGATTATTTCTCAGGCCACCGTCCTTGATGGCGTGTATTCCTGCCCTTCTGGCACGCATATTTTGTTGACTCCCTCTGAAGTCAATGCCCTCAATACGTTCAAGGCAACACCCGAACACTATGCGGCGGTGTCGATCATCTTTGGTGCTGCCTTAACGGCGCTGGCCGTCATCTGGGGCTTTCGGCGCATCCTCAAATTGTTCACCTCCCACACTGAGGCATAAAACCATGCTTGACCCAATTTTGTTCTCGTTCATTCTGGCTCTGTTCCTCATTCTGTTTTTGGGCTTTCGGTGATGCGCTGGCTTCTCAAAATCCTTATCACCGTTTTGCTGCTTGTCAACGGTTCTGCGTATGCGGCGTATTCGGCATTGACTGCGCCTGTCGGTGCGTCGGTATCGGCTACAGGTGAATCACTTTTTGCTACGCTGCTCGGTAAACCTGTCAATCCGTTTGGTGCATTGACCAACGTGTCATCAAGTGCTTTGGCATCCGGCTCCGAATTTGCCTCTTTGCTTGGCAAGCCTTACGTCCCGGCATGGACTTCGCCAGTGTCAACCTTTGCCCCCACATTCACCCGTGCGGCGGGTGCTGCCGAATACATCGCCTTCACTGAAACGGCGGTGGGCGGTGGTGGCCGTGCTGTTGCCGTGCCGCTTCTGCTCGAAGCCTCGGGGTCGGCTGCGGCTGCGGCGGCGCGTCTGGCGTTTAGCTGGCCTGTCCAATTTGCTGCCCTTGCGGCTTATTTGGCTTATAACTATTACAACAAAGATGGTTTTTTTATTGACCCTGCTACTAAAACATGGAAAAAGAGGACAGATGGCCTCGAATGCACATCGGGTTGTTACGAATATATGGTAAACCCTGATACTTCTTGGCATAAATCACTTGATGAAGCATGTAAGGCGGGTATGTCTATTGATGATGCTAACTGGCCGAATGAAACGGTTTCATTCAAATCATCTGCTAATAAAGTTTGTACCGGCACTATTACCTACACTTATTCTCCTTTTGCTTCTCGTGAAGGCCAGTGGGCTTATGCCTCCAGGTCAATCCCTCCTTATTCCACTTCTTCAACTCGTCCGGCTACACAAACTGAGTTTGAAAATAATTTTTCACCAAAGCCATTAACTCCTGAAGTCCTCAATAATT